AACTGATGGTGACGTTACTTTTTTCAAAGTAACCAAGGAAGAAGTTCGTCGAATGGATTTCATTCCGTATCTGGTTAAGGGGGATGCCAATCCGGAATGGCCGAAGGGTTCATTGGCATACGAACGGACATATTACGTGCATAAGAATGTGGGTGCAGGTAAGGAAACATTTGTCTGTGCCGCTAAGACAGCTGGTAAGCGTTGTTTCATTTGCGAACATCGAACAGAATTGGCTAAAGATCCGGACCAAGATGAAAAGCTGATTAAGTCTTTTCTGCCAAAGGAACGTCAGCTTTTCAATGTAATTGATGTTGAAAGTCGTGAGTCGGGTGTTCAGTTGTGGGATTATAGTTACCATCTATTTGGTAAGAAGCTCGATACAGAGGTGAAGAATTCAGATGATGATGAAGAGTATGAATTCTTTTCCGACCTTGAAGATGGACTGACACTTCGTGTTTCGTTTGAGGAAGATTCGTTTGGTGGTGGTCGTCCGTTCTATACGGCTGCTTCAATTGGTTTCAAGAAACGAGATAAGAATTATACGGAAGAGATTCTTGAAGAAGCCCATGATTTGGATGACATCATAATCATTCCGAAGTATGAGACGGTAAAGGCTGCGTTTCTCATGCTTGATGAAGATGAGGATGATGAACCTGAGAAAGATGAACCACGACGGGAGAAACCTAAGTCTCAAAAGAAAGAGAAGAAAGAAACTACGGAGAAGAAAACAACTAAATCAGAAAGTATTGAGTTTGCAGTTGATTGTGAAGCCATCGCACTTGATTACGGGCTTGTGACAATCAAGGAACTTCATCCTAGTGGTGACAAGTTCCGGGTATTGGCTGATGATGAAGAGTTGCATGTCGTGTCGAAGGACAAACTAAAAGCTATTCCAGATAATCCTTGCACTGCTTGTCGGGGATGGGGCAAGAATAGCAAGGGTGGAAAGTGCGTTCCATGTGATGGTACTGGTGAACAGCCAGAGAACAAAGCTGTTTTTCCGGATGAGAATGATGATGGAGAAGATAGCTGGGGTGACGATGATTGGACTGGTGAAGAGGCTACAGAAGGCATCGTTGATGATTCTGGTGGAGATGACGGCGGTTGGGAGTGATTAGTTAGTTTGTATGAAGGAATGTGATTGATGGTTAAGAATGAAAAGCAAAGTACGGAAGCACTAAAGAGTATGCTGGTGAAAGCACCAAGGAAGGTGTTGAAGCCAGAGGACTATCTGCACACCGGCAGTTCGATGGTGAATTTGGGAATTACCGGCTTTGTAGACCGGGGGATTGCCAAAGGAACGTTCGCATTGTTGGTGGGTGGTTCGAGTGCTGGAAAGACGTGGTTGGCTCATACTTGTTTTGCTGAAGCTACAATCAGCGAAGCATTCAAAAACCATCGTCTCATATACGATCCATCTGAGAATGGTGCGTTGATGGATTTGGAATTCTACTTCGGTAAAAAGGTAGCGGATAGATTAGAATGGCCACGAGTTGTCGATGATAAGCCTGTCTATAGTAAGACAGTAGAAGAGATGTGTTTTGCAATCGATGATGCCTTTGATGTAGGTCGGCCGTTTATTTTTGTGGAAGATAGTATCGACGGTTTGTCGTCAAATCCTGAACAGAAGAAATTCGATGAGCATAAAGAAGCAAATCGAAAAGGTAAAATGGACGTGAAGGGTGATTTTGGAGATGGCAAGCCTAAGATTTTGTCACGTGGATTGAGAACTATAGTGAGTGAATTGGAACGTACAGATTCGATTCTAATCATCTTGAATCAGACACGGGATAATATCAATGCAGGTCCATGGGAGCCAAAGGAGACACGTTCTGGTGGACGTGCGTTGATATTCTATGCACATACAGTTGCATGGATGAAGGTAGCTGGTCACGTTGAGAAGACATTTCGTGGTAAGAAACGTGAACTTGGTGTTTTGACTAAGATTAAAATCAGAAAGAATAGAACGAATGGAAGGGTTCGTGAGGTAACTATTCCTATTTTGCATAGTTTTGGGATAGATGACCTTGGTAGCATGGTTGATTATCTGCTTGATGAAAAGGTTTGGAAATCTACTGATAAGGGGATTATTACGGTAACAGGTCTAGGTCCGGAGTGGACGGGTAGGCGAGATTCAATCATCAAAAGGATTGAAGATGATGGGTTGGAGGACGATTTGAAAGCAGTTGTTCAGAAAACGTGGGATGAAATTGAAGAGGCTTTGAAAGTAAAACGTAAATCTAGGTACTCATAGTAAGGAGAATTGCTGTGCAGATAGAAATGAAAGATGTTAGGGATTTACGTGATTTGGCTGATAAAATAGGTTTGAATTCCGCGAAGAAGCCAATATCGGAATTGAAGGATTACATCGATGGTGAGATAGAACTATTGAGTAGATTGTCATTGATTATCGCGGTAGTAGTTGCTACCAAGGAATCAATGACACCTTCGATGTTTATTGATCCATTTTTGCAACAGGCAATTAAGTTGGCTGGTGAACAGGCATTGTCGAAAAAAACAGAGATAAAGAAAGCACGTATTAAATTGGCGAAGGAACGAGTAAAGGGTACAAAATGAAACGGACTTGGCTAATATTGGATGTGTCGAATCTTTGTTATCGGGCATTTTATACAACTGGTGGATTATCTTATGATGGTGATGCTACTGGTGTTTTGTATGGAATGTTTCGGGACATTATTTCGTTGCAAGATTTGTTTAGTACAAATTTGATTGTATTTGCATTTGATGGTGGATACAAGAAACGAAAAGAGATCTATCCAGAGTACAAGTGTAATCGAAAAAAGAGAGCTGTGCCTTTGTCCGAAGATGAATTGGAATTGTTGGATGAGTTGAGAAGACAGATAATTCAATTGCGGGTGAAGCATTTGCCTGAAATCGGCTTTATGAATATTGCGTATCAGGAAGGATATGAAGCTGATGATTTGATAGCACAGGTGAGTCAGCAAATAACATCGGATGGTGAGTATGGAATCATCGTCAGTTCTGACCAGGATTTGTATCAATGCTTGGATTCTCATGTCACTGTCTGGAAGCCAAGTAAAGGTGGAAAGATGGTGACGGAAGAATCTTTTCAGAGAGAATGGAGAGTTTCACCAAGGCAGTGGCCAGTGGTTAAATCTATTGCTGGTTGTAAGTCAGATGATGTTCCAGGGGTTATGGGTGTTGGTGAAAAAACTGCTGTCAAGTTTTTGAATAAGGAATTGAAAAAGACATCGAAGGTTTATCAAAGGATTGTGAGTCAGGAAGAATTGTGTAGACGGAACCTACGACTGACCAAGCTACCCATTGAAGGTACAGAGTTCGTTTCTTTAGTCGAGGATAACATGTCTAAAGAAAAATGGGATAGTGTGATGGAGAGTCTTGGAATGAAGAGTTTGCGAAAGTTGGTTCCTAAAGAAAATAGATATAGTCGACACCGATTGCGTAAAGATAAAACGATGTATCGAGATCCCACTATAACTGTATCTGAGGGTAATTGGGATTACGATGATGAATAAGGTGATAATTTGGAAGAGGAAACCATTTTAAGGAGTTGATTTAATGAAAGTCACATATGATCCTAATAACTATCAGCCATGTGGTGTGATATCTTTTGCTTCGTGGACAAACTCAGATCTATTGGCAGCGATTCGTCAAGCGTTCCATGAGTCGCCGCGTGAACAGATTATCGAGATTGTCATTGAACGTGAAGGTATTAAGGCGATATTTGAACCACGCTAAATCGGTAGCTGAGGGTGATTGGGATTATGACGAATAAAAGTGTTACTGACCATATCCGAGAGCATCTTCTAGCAAGTGTTATATCGTCCAAAATGCCGTCACTTGAAGAACTTCGTGAAACGGAGTGGTCTTCGGAGTTTGAACAGAGGATGAGAAATCGTCTTATAATGGGGGCTTTTCGATATGGGAGATTCAATCAACCAGGGAAAGGACAATACGACCAAATTGCTAGTATCCGTAGACATCTGATTGAGTATGAATGTACTGGTAATTTGGAACATCTTGTTGACGTGGCAAATCTTGCACTTGTTGAATATGTTTTTGGCAGACATCCAATGCGTCATTGGCATGCACAGGATGATAGCGAACATACCAAATTGAAAGGATAGTTATGCTATTAGTTAAACCTAGTTACGAAATTATGACGCCTTTGGATGGTCCTGAAATTATGCGGACTATAGAGTTGGCAGGTCGTACTTGTTATAAGTCTGAAGAAAAAATTACTGACACATCAGCTGAGAAGTTTTGTCAACAAATTATGACTCGTGGTCACTTGTCTGTCATTGAACATGTATCTGTTTCAGTTCGATTCATCGCTAATCGTGGGTTCACTCACGAATTGGTTAGGCATCGCTTGGCAGCATATAGTCAGGAATCAACACGGTATTGTTCATATGGTGGTGGTGTGACGTTTATTATCCCGCCGCAAGTCACGACGATTGAGCCAGGGGAATATCTGGGTGCGTGTTGCGATCAGACATGGCCCGAAACAGACAAACTCTGGTGGCATGCTATGGCGGACTGCGACACGGCCTATTCATTGCTTCTCAAGAGTAAATGGTCTCCCCAACAAGCTCGTGGTGTTTTGCCAATCGATCTAAAAACTGAAATCGTCATGACTGCTAATCTCAGAGAATGGCGGCATGTCTTTAGCTTGCGGTGTAGTAAAGCGGCTCATCCACAAATGCGGGAGTTGATGATTCCATTGGCTAAAGAATTTCAAACTGCTATGCCTGTATTGTTTAATGATTGTGAGATAGTAGAATGAAACGTATTTTAGCTTTGGATTTTGCAACGAGAACGGGATGGGCTTATCGGGGTGCTGGTGATTGTTTGTCATCAGGTGTGTGGGATTTTTCAGTACGAGTAGATGAATCTAGCGGGACTCGTTTAATTCGTTTTGAGTCTAAACTTATCAAAATGATTCCAATGGTGGATTTGATTGCATTTGAAGAAGTAACAGCCGGACAGGGTAAGAAAGCAAATTTCAATTCTACAAAGCTTCAATGTAAAATGCAGGGAATTATAGAGCAGTTGGTAGAGAAAACAGAAGGTGTTGAGCATATTGGTTATAACATTCAAACGATAAAAAAGCATGCTTTGGGTGATAAGAAAGGGAAGAGAGATAAAGCTGCAATGATTCAAGCAGCTGAAGAAGTTTGGCCAGATCAGGAATTGATAGATGATAATCAGGCAGATGCTTTGTGGATTTTAGACTTAGCGTGGTCTGAGATAAATGGAATG